GGAACCGTCACACCGTCGGCTTCTCGCAGCACAATCGCGTTCACGTCAGGCTGCTTTAGCTGGCGTGCTAAGTTAATGCGGTGGTGGCCATCAGCCGCGTACACGCTGCCATCGGTGCGCTCATGCAGAATCAGGTTGCCCGCGCGTAGGTCGTCCCATTTCTCTATGCCTTCCAGGCGAGTGTCCACGCCCTGCTCATTCACCTCGGTGCGAAACTGGTAGGCTTCAGGGTCTACTTGAATGCTCTCAACGGGTACGCGACGCGGCGTTTTTGTGTCCGGGTCTGCAGAAGGCTGATCGGGGGCAAGCGCTGGCTTTGCCTGCGATACCTCTTGCGGCACTTCATCGCTCTGCTCATCCTGACGAGCCACTACCGGCGCTGCAGGCGGTGCTAGCGATTCATCGGCCGCCTGCTCACCGTTAATCGTGATCGTGGTGTCGGGCAGGTTGGCGTTAGGATCGTAGTCGGGAATGCCATCTTGGGCAGCCTGCTCCTGCCATGCTTCTTCCCACTGGGCGTTGCCATCATCGTTAGCGCTAGACGTGCCTACCTCGCTCTCAGTCTCGGGCGAATTAAGGCGGTCCATGACGCGCGTGAAGCGCTCAGACGCGCTTTGTAGCTGCTCACGAATAGGCACAAAGGCGTCGCTATCATTTCGCGTGCGCGCTATGGTTTCCGCTTCCAGCGCCGCTGAAATTTCGCTGCTAACGGCGTCCAGCTCTGCAACGGCGTCAATATCGCCGCGCTCTTCAGCAGCCGCTCGCAGGGCCTTAAAAGCGTCGCCGTAGCTGATAGAGTCACGCACCTCTCGCTCAGCGGATGATAGCTCAAAACGAGGCTTGGCGATTAGTTCGGCAGCGGTGCCAACTGCCTCAGCGTTGGCGGCTTCGGCTTCTGGAGTCGGCGCCCCCTCTGGAGCGGGGGAAGGTTGCTTAGTAGGTGCTTCGCTCGGCTCTGATTGCTCATTTCCTTGCTGGCTATTCCCGCGCATTTCCATAGCAGCGGTACCAACCCGCACAGCGCCCCCGGTGGGGCCGCCAACAATCGCGCCGCCTGCCGCACGGCGAGCAGCGGTTGTGGGATTCCAGCCTGTTTCAGTGCCGACAGATTCACCTGCGTACTCTATGCCCCCTTCCTGAATTGCCTCAGTAACGCTTTCCGTAGCGGCAGCGCGGCCAACAGCTCCCGGTATTTGTCGAGCGTTAGTCACTGCATTTTTGCCTCCCGGCAGTAAACGACCAAGAGCAAAGCGGTCTAACAGCACAGAAGCGGCGGCCGTTGGACCAGAAACCGCATAGTCGCGACCTTCCGGCATTCCTTCGCGGTTATCGTTTGCTACACGCCCTTCACCAATTTCTTGAGTCCGAGCAGCTAGATAGGCGGGTAGATTAATCACCAAGCCCGCCATATCAGCCAGCGCAGCGGGTCCTTGCTCAGCAGCCGCACCCGCAATGGTTTTAATGCTCGGCTCGTCTAGTGCACGATCAATTGTGTAGTTAGGCTGGTAGCCGAGGCCGATATCTTCCACCGCCTGCCCAGTGTCAATAAGTCCAGTGCTGGTATCTTTGGGCTTGGCGCGCATGGTGAAATCTAGGCCAAATCCACCTAATTCAATATCTGGCTCGTACCCACGCGCGCGCATCTCGTCAACGCTGCCGCCAATCACGCCTGGATTAATGCCTCCAAGCGCGTCGGTAATCGCCTGCTCTCCACGGTCTGCCACATTGCCCACGAACTGCAGCGCGTTACCCGCCAAATCGAGGCCGCGCTCACCAGCGTTGCGTAAAGCATTACTGGCTAAACCGGGTGGTTCGGGCCGGCTCTCGTCAGCGCTGGGCTGATTTTCGCGCTTACCAAACACATCAGCTGCCGTACGGGTAAAGAATTGGCTTTGAACCTCATCTCGCAGCGATGCAGGCGTATTAGGCTCTATGGCGCGGCGGTAGAACTCACCTCGCACGCGCTGCTTGGTTTGCCAGTCAGCGGCCTGAAAGTCTGGGTCGTTGGCGATATCTGTCCATTTGGGTGGCGTTCGATTATCGGCGGCGTTCACACGCGGCTCCTTCATCACTAGAAGTATTTATTCAAAATGGCAGCAGCAGGGTCTTCGTCAGTTTCTTCGCTAGGTGATGGTCCAGGCCTTAAACCGCGCTCTCGCTCTGGCTGCGACGGTTGGTCAGCACTGGGTCTTGCCGTCGTCGAAGGCTGCCTTGAGGCTGGTATGCTTAATCCTACAGGCTGACGACCAAAGGCGCGGCTTTCTAGCTCGGGCAACATATCCCGAATGGCCTGTCTTTCGCTTTGAAATTGAGCAAGCTCTTCATCACTCATGGCGTTAGCTGCGCCAGGCTCGCTCAATATACTTTCGATATCCTCTAACCGACCCGTGTAGTATTCAAGCTCGTCACGAGATGAGTCATTGCTGCTATTCAACATTTGCCAGGCCGCTTCGCGGCTGGGGGCTAAACCATTACTCACAAGATATTCGATATCTTTTTGTGTGGCTGTGGGTCGATCCCAGTAATTGCCCCCTGACTGTGGTGCGCGACCAACCACCGACTCCAGTTTTCCAGTATCCATGTTTCGCTGAAGTAATGAGCCGCCTGGGCCTTGCACTTGCTCCCAGCGCTCCTGCGAGTCGCCACGCAGCAGGCTGAGCACCTGAGTCGCGCGCTGCTGGGCTTCTGGCGTGCGCATGGTGTTGCGCAGCAGGCGCATGCCTTGCACCTGCTCCACTAGCGCCTCCACCGGTATGTATTTCACTAGGTCATCTTCAGCGGTGCCACGCCCTTCGGTCATCGGCGCGCGATAGGTGTTGCCGTCCTCACCCACTACTTCAAGCTCAAGCGCGACGCTTTGGCCGTCCGGGGCTGGGTACATAGCCACCACACGCTTTTGGCCCCCCTCGCCGCGGTTAATCTCGGCGCCAAACATTTGGTTGAGCGCTTCCAGGCTTTCGGGGTCGTTAGCGTCGACGGTGGTATTGGGGTCAATCACCGCCATGGCCTGATCGATGGAAACGTCGGTCTGTGGGTCCAGTGCCGCCCAAAACTTCGGATAACGGCGCAGGGTTTCCAGCTCGTCCTCCGCTACGTCCATGCCGGAGCCAATTTTGCCCAGCGTGAACTGTATTTCTTCCATATCACGCTGCCGCTGCGCATCTTCCTGCTGAGCGCTGAATTGTTGCTTCTGCATATCGAAGCGTTCTGCCTGCATTGCGTCTTGTTTCTTGGCGCGCTCGTTCTGGAATTGCTGCTGCTGATATTGATTCATTAGGCCGAAGCCCTGAGCGAAACCGCTGGCTAGGCCGCGCGTATCTAATCCCGCCATGGTGACCTCCTAGAAAATTGAGCTAGCCAGCAGGCCGATGCCCGCGCCAATCGCCATGCCCATAGGGCCACCTATTGCACCGATCTTGGCTCCCGCCATTGCCCCTATGCCGGCCCCCATGCCTACGGCCTGCATCTTCTGGGTTCTCTCAGCCTGTTCCATTTGCTCTTCCGCCTGCTTTGCTTGGCGCTGTTGGCCTGCGAGGTCGCTTAATCCTTGCATGGCCTGGCCTTCCATTTGCTGGCGAAGGCCTAATAGTCCGTAGCTCATTGGTTCATCACCCGGTCAGGAATATTGGAGAGGCCCATACCGCCCGCCAGAATGGCATTTTGACGGTCTTGGGCAGAGATGCGCGCTTCGTTGCCTGCGCTCACCATTGAGGCGCTGCGCTCAACGCTGGTGCGGCGCTGTTCTGCCGCTTGCTGCTGTGGCGTCAAGTTGATGCCGAATCCTTGGCGCTGCATAGCCAGCCCTTGCTGGTTAGCGTCATACGCCATGCCCATGGCATTACTGGCGTTAGCAGCCGCCGCGCCCGGCGCGCTACTGTCCTGAGCCACACGGGCAAGTTCATCAACATAAGGAGCAAAACGGTTTTTCCAGTCAGCCCACTGGGCACGATTGAGTTGACCAAGCAGCTTTGATGCTCCTTGGTCGCCGTGCATGGCTTGTTCTGGGTCTACTCGCTGTTGAGCAATTTCTGAGGGGGCATAGTTGATCTGTCCTAGCGTTGGCTGGTATTGCATAGCGCCTCCTTAAAAACCGCCAAAGTAGCCAGCACCCTGACCGGGAGCTACGCTTTCCGTATTGGCTTGCTGGTAAAGATCAAGACCTGCGGCTGGCGGGGCACTACCGGTGTCGTTCAAGCCGTAAGCGGCACCGGCACCTGCAACCTGACCTAGAAGCTGCAAATTAGCGCTGCGTCGATTGAACTGATTGGCCGCTGACTGCCGAGCATCCGCTGCTGATTGGCTGGCAATGCTAGATAGACCTTGCTGCGCCTGGCCGGACTCTCCTTGGCCAATGGCTACGATATTTTGCAAGCCTTGAATCTGCTGGCTCTCTTGCTCAAACTGCGCGCGCCCAAGGGTTTCGCCGCCTGCGTTAGCACCGCCAAGAGCAATGCCACTCATCGCCGACTGATAGCGGCCGCTAGCAGGGTTAATACCTGCCTGCCCGAGCTGTGCTCCTACCTGCTGGTTCGCCTCGCCTGTGGCCTGCTGCTGGCTCTGCATGGTGCGGCCAGCGATGTAGTTGATGTTGGCATTGCTGGTCATATCGCCCACGCTTTCCATATAAGCGTTCTCAAGCGGCGCTAACTTCTCTTGAGCAAAGTTCCATTTCTCTGCCGCGACGGCTGCCAGCTCTCGTTGTTCGGGCGTATCTTTAACGCTGTTGTCTCCACCGCCACCGCTCATTGGCTAACCTCCTCGTTTTCCTCTGGGGCATGGTTGAGCGATGCCATGTAATCTCCAAGCGTATCCTCGTGAATATGCTGGCGAACGGGCACACTGACTTGGTTCATCCAGTCATATCCACCCACTAAATAGGCGCACTGGATAAGCACGGTTGCGAGTTGGTCGCGGAGCACAAAGGCAATAGAACGGCAATGATGGTCATCAGTACGCTCGAGGCAGGCGCTATCACGCCAGTCCTGTAAAGCACTGGCCATTAGTGGGCGAAGGTAGGGTTCATGCTGTCGATAAAACGGGTTGGCAGGAAGCTCGATTAGCGCTTCCCAGAACGTATGAATAAGTCCCTCATCAGTTACCGGATTATCTTTATCAATCAGGTCATCTAGGGTTTGAGAAATACGGAACAGCATCTCGCAAAATTGCGCGGCCGCTTCATTATTGCGGAGTACGCCACGTAAAAACGCAGCTTCATTCTGGCGGGGCATAGCGCACCTCACGGTGGGCGGATTTAAAGGGTTATTTTAACAAGTGGTAATAGCAACTTCAGCTAAAGAGTTACTCTCCTAAGCTAATGCTCCAATCAGACCAGACACTTGGTATACATGCATAGTATTTGCAAAATAGGCATCAGCGAACACCTTAAATACGACTGTTCCTTTAATACGGTTATCAGCACCCCCTGCTATTGCCACCCCGCCATTACCACCAAACTGCGCAGCGGTATATTGTTCAGCCAAAACTCTTCCGTTCTGCTCAATTTGAACAGTCACGCCGATGGTGGAGTCGCTACGCTCCTCAAAGCATCTTAAGGTGAGCATAAAGTAGGGGCATTTACCTTGCTTGTTGCTGTAGCTAATGTATATGGATTGCTGGTGGATCAGGGATTTATAACTTGATACCCTTTTGTCACCCTGCCAATTCACCTGTGCGACATCATTAACATCACCTTCGATGTCTTCGGCATACAGCGTCCCTCTCACTGTCACATTGTTAAACTCTGCACTTCCGTTCTGGCGAATCGCCCAACCGCTCACACCTGACCAGTAGTTATTCGAGTAAACATCTCCGTAAAACGTTGCCGCTTCGGCTACGCGCAAGTTATCTGCCTCTATAAGCTCGCCCTTTAATTTGCCTGCTACGGTAGTGACAGGCGAGCCGTTACGGTCAGTGATTTTTCCAAAGGAGATAGGGCCAAGCTGGCCTTCTTGGATGGAGGCATTACGAATCATTGCGGTGTCGATATACACCTTATTGTTCTGAATGATAAAAGGTTTTCGCTTGCCTGTGCTGTTCGGAGGAGCCACCCAAAAGCGATCAGCTACTACAGCAAAGTCGCTGGTTCTACCATCGTTGTAGGCACCAAAACCCGATACGTAACCGTTAACATCCAGCTTGAGCGTATATTCGGCGCCCAGTTTAACCAACTCACCATTGAGGCGTTCTATGTTAGTGGTCATTGATTGCTCGACTGAGGCAATATTCCCACCAAGCTGAGATTGAACCGTGGTGATTTGCTGAGCGAGTGCAGCATCAGCATCGGCTCGCACCGTCTGCTCTGTTTGTATTGCAGAGGCATTGCCGTTTGCCGCTGCCGATACAGTGTCGATACGCCGTGCCATGGCTAAATCGGCACTTTCTCGTATTTCGGTCTCTGTTTTTATGCCGGTTTCGAGCACCTCAATTTTGTCGATTCGACCGTTGAGGCTTTTAGCCAGCACACTCTCATCAATTTCCCCAGAAAGCCGGTCAAGTAAAAACCCAAGATCAGGAATTACTTCAGCATAGGTGCCACTGGTGTTGTTAGGCGGGCCTTCTCTGTCCTCAGTGCTGGTAAATGTGATCCAGTAGTAAAATCCTACGCCCTCCTCTTCCACCTCCCGAATATGGTCGGTGTACATCATGCCCGTATCGCGACCTATCACTTTCGCATTGGCAAAGTTATCAGTCTCGCTGCGGTAAATGTTGGTGAATGCATGGTTAAGGTAAAGGTCACCAGGGATATCCCAGGACAGCACAACATAGCCAAAGCTGCCGATAGCGTTGAAGCCGGTTGGGCGTGGCGGGATAAGCGTTGATCCAGGTGGATCGTTGTCGATAGGGTCGTCGTCAACGGGGCCGAACTCCGTCATGCTACCTGGCTTGAGGCGTGCTAACCCTGCATCCACCAGGTCACGTATCGTCAGCTTGCGATCCATCGGATCGCCGCGCACACCTTCGCCTGTTTCTTGAATTTCCTTTAGTGCTTCCAGTACGGCACGCAGCTTCGGGTCTATCTTGGGATCAATCGGGGGTAGTGTCTTGCGTCGGTTGTTCATGCGAGCCTCACGGCTAGGCGTTGTTAAATAAGCTCTCCCGGCGAGGTAGACACCTGTACAGAGTGCACCTCATGACTGCCGGATACTTCTATCTCCCAGTTCCGGGAAAGCGTGTAGCCTGCTGGCAGGCGGAACAATTGAGCATCAACTACTTCGTGTTCAATAACGGCTTTCCCATCAGCGATGACTCGAAGCATCACTGGGTACTGACTAGCAATCACTTTGGCACAGCTAAACCCTGCAGCGCCTGGCGGTATTTCATGTAATCGTGAGCGCCACGTATACGTCATGGCATCGCCCTCACCCCAGGCAGAAACGCCGCCTCCTTGAATGAGGTAAAGCGTATCGCGCGTTACATCGTAGTACCCGCCGCTTGCACTCAGTTCGTAAAACTCCACGCCCTGCCCTAGCGTCAACGCAAAGCAGCCGCCGCTGTAAAACGCAAGGTAGCGGCCATCGTGGCGGTAGGCATGAATAGACGCAGGGTTGAGCGCTTGCCATTGCTCACGGGTGAACAACTCTCGCGTCACGACTCTTGCACCATCGCCACCAGCCGCCACTATGCCATCTGGTGAGGCATAGAGCGCAAAGCCGCCCATATCCACCAAAGACCGCTTGGCGACACACGGCTGGTTAACGTCAAGCCGCATTTGGGCCATGGCAGCAGGGCTAGAGCCTGTTACCAGCCATGGCTGGCCAGTGGTCACCACGACCAAGCCGCTGCTAATCGCCGCGATTCCGACAATTGGGTCATCAAATGCCAGTTGATAGTCCACCGGCCAAGCATGAGGCCGGTACGCCTCACAAAACGCAAGGGTGCTATCAAAGAACCCTGCCAATATGCCGTTAGGCAACTGCGTTAAGCCAGTTAGCTGCGACGGTGGCACATCCCATTCCAAGCTCTGGAGCATAACCCCCAGCGCTGCAGAATTAACGCTGTCGGTATAACTGGTTGCCGCCGCATCCACCTCGGCCACCATTTGGTATTGGCCACCACTTTCGGCGCGGTAAATACGCTTAGCGACAATATCGAAGTTTCCGCTCGGAATGCTGGGCAGGCTTACCTCGACTGAGCCGCCTGCGGGAATATCCTCGCCACTGTCCCACCGTGAGATAAATCCAGAGGGATTACTGGGCGGTCCCTCTTCGCCAAAGCGGGTAACGCAGGTCACCACATACACGGTTTCTAGCGACGTTCTTGGCGGGAACGTGATTTCTTCAATCACATCGCCCTGTTCGTTACGGATAGGTTCAGGAGGGACGCGATCAGACGGCGCGTTGACACTAGGCGCTTCTCTCGGGGCTGGAACACCTAATTGGTACCAACTTGAGGGATACGGCCCACTCCCGCTGGTCGCCATGTCGAGTGACGACATTTTTGGCGCGCCCTGTCCTGTCCAATAGACCCGCGCATAGGCATCGCTGGCTATCGGCGAACGAACCACGTCAATGTCGTAAGCCTGCCCCCAAGAAAACCAGTAGCCATCGCCATCTCTGCCCACATCATAGTGATACAGGTTGGCGGGGCTGGTAACGCCTGGTAGCGATGCCACCGGCAAAGGCGCTTTTTCGGGCCTCAGCGTGCCGCGCTTAAGATCAACATTGCGCGCCACCTGAGCATTGTTCTCAGGCAGTAGACGGGCATCGAGCAACGGGATCTCTCCCCTGAAAGCGCTATGTTGTATTTTCACCAGCAACCTCACAGGCATAAAAAAACCGCTTAATAGCGGTGTGTACTAATGAGCTATGGGGCAGTTACCTAAGAAGCAATCTCCTCTTCAGCGATCATCCCAAACTTCGGCTGCTCCACGGTGTGCGTCTCACCCGTCTCTGGGTCTTCAAACGTTCGCACCCGATCCCAAATCGTGTCGTACTTTGCCAGTTTGGTCGGGTCGTCCCAAATCTGCTGGTACACACGATCAGCGGTGCCTTTGCCGGTGTAAATCTCCTCTGCCAAGACTTCCACGCCTGGGGTATTGCGCCACTCGGCGGCTTGTTCGTCAGTGAAACGAAAGTAAGCGCCTAGACTGTTGCCCTTCATTGCTGCGGGGGTGCGGCTAAACCCAACCACCACCGGCGGCATGGTCATGTTGCCATCTTCATCCCGCGCTAACGCTTCGGGCTTATTGGCATCCAGGTAGCCAACAAAGCTGGCGAAGTCTTCTACAAATACGATTGCGTCGATCATGCTGTGATCTCCTGTAAGAAGCTGTCAGATTTAGCTTCGGGGTAATAGGTCAAAGAGCGAATGTGGCCAGTAAAATAGCCAGGCGCAATTTTAAGGCTGTCGAGGGTTACACCTTCTAGACTCACCCCCGCACCTGTGGTTGTATCCTTTATTGCCGACAAGCCATTAGCTGCTACAGATAGAAAGTCATTATATCGGTGACTAATCGCAGCCTTGTTTACGCCGCTCATGTATCCCGACCTATCTGGCGTATAAATAAACCCATTAACATCTCTTGAGTAAGCCCTAAAGTGGCCAGGTATATTAGAGTCAGAACCTGAAACACGGACACGGATTTCGTTATACCCGTTTAATACCTGATTGATTAGTAACAGTGGCGTATCAACAGGATTAGTGTCGGAGCCAATGGTCTGGAACTCTATCACGACCGTACCTTCGCCTTGTCGGTATTCATCCCCCAAAGCACGCCCAAGATCATCCGCTGCACGGGTAACGGGGGCGTCCTCTGTGTAAATGAAAGAAGACGCACGAGTACCCTCTTCGAGCTGGGCACCGGCAATATAAAGATCGCCAGTTTGGCTATAAAGACGCCATATACGAGCCAAGGAAGTTGAAGCAGCGAACCCAGCACCCTCGCTACCGTCTGTTACTATCCACTCCCATTGTTCTCCGACGGTCGCCCTTTTTATGCTGTAGTTACCTGAACCATCATCAGCAGCTACATTAAAGTCAACCGATCCACTAACTGCTCTAACTAATACGCCTGATACCCATATATCAGTAGGGTTAGTCGCCGCGTTGCCGTGGTGGCGCTCTATCCGGTTGTTGAAAATATCGGCACCACTAACCCTTACAACACGTCCTGTTTTTCCATCAGGGCCGATGACAGAAGGTTCAGCGGCGATAGACGATGTTCCCGCCGTAGTTAGCCTCGTTAGATCATGGTTGATTGTAATAATATTCGTCGCACTTCCTTCTCGTAAAAACCCTCGCGCCTCACCTGTTATTGGGTCATGGTCATAACGCGGCTCATTGATCCCTGCCGTGCGTAAGACCCCATTAGCGTCCCAATAAGTTGCTGGGCTAAGGCGGGAGTATTCGGGGAACAGATCAACCAGATTGCTGGAACGCTTCACATCAACCGCGTTGGTCAAGCTTCGAGTACCGTAGTCCTGGTTTACGAAGTCAAAGGACATTGAGCGCCCATCAGCGAACGGATAATCCACCGCCACTGATCCGGTTGCCCGTGCAATAGCCTGTGCCACCGGCAATTTCTTCGGGAAATACTGCACGCGGCCAGTGGTCTGGTGACCCAGGCCAACGGTCTGTGCTTTCTTCACAGGCGGCGTGTCAAATACCTTGGCACCGTTGGCGAAGGCTTCACCGCCGTTCTCATCATAGCTGTAGACCAGCTTGCCCTTACCAGAGGTGTAAGCACCATCCAGGCCAATGCCGGTCAGGGGCGCACCATCATTATGCTCAGCGTCGATGACCCAGGTGCCTTGGCGTGGGTTGTACTCACCGGTCAGGGGCGCTGTTAGATCATCCTGAGCACGCTCTACCTCGACGCTAGAACCCACATCAGCGGCACGGGTGACGGGGGCGTCGGTGGTTTTGATGTAGGAGGAGGGTTGGGTACCTTCTTCTAGTTGAGCGCCCCAGATGTAGACACTACCTGTGGCGCTACCGTTAGACCTATTAGTAGGCCAGATTCTTACCACAATCGTATTACTGCTGGCAACTGCAACGAAGGACATCGAAATCTTGTACCAGCCGTTAGACAAGGGAGTAACACTATATCCCGCAACTCCACTGGTAACACTGACCACTGTTCCTTTGGAAATATCAACTACGAGGTTGTACTCCGTTTCAGTCTCCACATAAGAATTGAAGGTGAATGAGTTACTCGACCCCGCTTTAACAAAGAGCGACGCGGTGTAGACTTGCTCAGCGACAGACGCCGAAGGAAGGCTCTGCCTCACTAAATTGTCTGTGGTAGTGCTTATATCCTCAACCGAAGTCGCAGTGGTCGTTCCGTCTGGGGCCGCGATGGCGTTTGCAGTGGCTACCGTGCCGGTTGCCTTTGCCCAAACCGCATTATCAAACGACTCACTCCACAGCAGCTTATTCGTCGCAGCTACCGGCTCAATCAACAAGCCCTGACTGACCCACTCACCATCTACCAGCACATGGTTCTCACGCGGCTCGTCGATGGCAGCAGTTTGAAGAACACCATTGCTATCAAAGTAGGTGCCGGTGGAAGCGCGGCTCTCGAAGGTAGTTGGTGTGGGGATGTAGCTGGTGGGTTTGTCACCTTTTTCTAGTTGCGCGCCCCAGATGTAGAGGCCGGATTTTCCGTCGCCGATAAAGTTGAGCGAACCAGCATTGTTTACCGGAGATATACCCAATGCGGTATCAGCAGAACCGTCCCCTGCCACTCCAGTAACCCAAAGCCTGTACCATCCTGCCCCTACATACTTGTATCCACCTTTGCCGCTTATGACTTGTCCAGCGCCCAAGTCGAAATCAAATGTGGTTACTGTATCCCAACCTGCAAAATTGCCGGTATACAGACGGATTTTGCTAAGCTCTCCTGCTTTGGCAAATACAGACAGTGCGTGGGCAGTGTGAGGAGCTAGCGTGGCAACCTGCTGGACAATGTGTTGTCCATCGTCTGTTGTGGGAATAAGCTTATCGGAAGATAGCGTATTATCAGGACATCTCGTGGCGTTTGCTTCCACTAACGCACGCATCTTTAGCCACCCACTCTCCTCAAACGCCTCACTGAACTTGAGCAGGTTCCTACTCGCATTCTCCTGCACCACGCCTTCCGCTTCACCCGTCACAGGGTTCCACTGTCGCGCTACCGCACCGGCAATCGCTGAGCGGTGGAAACCATTAGGCCCAAACACTTGCTTGGCGTCAGGACGAGTAACCGTCGCCAGTTCACCCAGGTTGGTGGTTTCGACGCGCTCGCCATTGTCACGGGCGTATTTGCCGGTGGCGAAGTTCCAGTCGATGGTGGCAGAGTCATCCTCAACCAGGGTGTACTGAGGGTGTGGGTTCAGAGCGTCAACGTGTGCCTGATCCGCTGCCGTGTACTCCTGCTCGATAGTCGCAAGCTGCTTGCCATCCAGCTTGTCCGCGTCCAGGCCACTATTAGCACCATCAACAGTCAGCAGCTTCGCCAGTACATCGGCAGCGGTGTAGCTGGTCTTATCGAGCTTCTTACCTAGTTCTGTCGTCATCGTGGCGGCGAAGTTGGGATCATCGCCCAGCGCTGCCGCTAGCTCGTTCAGCGTGTCTAAAGCACCTGGGGCCGCGTCTAGCAGCGCAGCCACTTCGGCCTGAGTGAAGCTTTTAGCCTCGCTTAGCAGGTCACGCAATGATTGTGCCGTTAAGCGAGCTTCCAGACGTGTCCCTGCCGTATGAATCTGAGCAGGGAACTCATACTCACGTTCAACCGTTAAGTTTAGCTGGTCATTGGTACCCGCTGTGATTGCCGTGACCTTGACCACTTCGATGTTCTCGCCATACCGCGTAGTATCACGGAATAGCGTCAACAAGAAGTAATCCCCAATGGCTAGGCTAGTAGGAATATTGGCATGGTCTTTGATCTTAATTAAGGTACTGCCCGTGGAGACAGACTCAGCCAGTACCCCTCGTGCGTTGTTAAAAAATAGCTGTGTCATTGGCTACATCTCCACGACGATAATCATAAAATCCACTTCCTTTACACGGCTTTTGGTGTAGATCAACGGGTTAAACTTGTAGCTTTGGCCTGTTGTCCCCCCCTTGATCCACAGCTTGATGCGATCCGGCTCAACGCCTATTTGGGTGACTTCGATACCCTCAGGGGCAACCACATCGACAGAAACGATTTCATCGCCCTCTGCCAGCCAGTTGCCCAACAGCAGGTCATAGTCCAAGTGGTCTTTAGGTTGTTTGCGAAATGTTTTCATTAAACGCTGTACTCCCTTGAACTAGCGGCAACCAAATGGCTTCGATTCATGTAAGGCACGCTCAATGTCCGCCAGTCAGGGGCTGGATCATCAGCATTGATTTTGAACACGTTGCGCCCGACAACCCCTTGCGCGATGGCCGGTTTTAAACGATCCACATAGATCAGGCGTAAGTGACGTGCACCCACTTCCCCAGGAAGTTCGGCCCAGGGCAGGTGTAGACGAATAAGGCCGGTCAGCTGCTGAAGCTGGGCATGGATTGCAGCGTTACGGAAGGTGGCGACTGTAGTGGCCACCCCTTCGATCTGGGTCGGCTGTGAGGTGCGGGTGATTTTGGGATAGCCCCCCCTAGCAGCAGCAGTGCTGGTGATCCGCACGGCCCGCATGTGGCGAGTGACATTGACGGCTTCCCCCAGTGTGGCGCCCCCAGCATTCGCACAGCCCGAGACATATGCCACCTTAAAGGCAGTTACGTTAAGCTGGGCTTCAGCTTCCCCTGTACCTGCCCCTTCGGTATAAATGCGAGGGTTAGCGCCCCAAGCTTCCGCTCTGGCTTGTGCTACCCCATCAACGGCCACAGCCACCCAATGCCAAGGGACACCAGTTGCGCTAGAGCAACCCTGCGAAACGCTCCTAACCTTGCGCAGTACGGTAGGCTCGAACGGTAAACAGGAGGCGGCACTCCCTCCTTGGCCCATCATCCAGACGGTATGTGTAACAATGGCTTCTTGAGGGTCAGACAGTGATGCCCCATCTGCCTCAGCCTTACCGTGCATATCGCGGGCAACTAGCTGAGTAACGTCGAGCACTGCTCTGGCTGGCTGGCGTACGCCGCGCACCATTGGCCAGCGAACTGCAGTGGCCGCTGATAGAGAGGCAATGCCTGCGGTTTTACCCTGGGCATACGCATAGCGAACTCCATCAAGCGACCGCGTAATGTCAGGTGCAATGTGGCTTGTAGCCATGGCCAACGCTTTGCCCCGGGCTGAGTGATCCTGAGCGGTTACGCCTGTTCCATGCGCCTGGGCGACAATCCGTTCAGGGGCAGCATCACGGGCGATTTTGACCGCCGACTGAGCCAGTGACATACCGGCTTCGCCATAGGTGATGCTGAACGCCAGAATGGTATTAGGCGTACCACGGCTATGTGCCCGGGCAATGGCGGTGCCAGTGGCGTACTGCTGGAAGACCTTGAGCTTAAAAACCAAGCCTTCTTTCACGTAACTAATTGCTCGGTTACGCGCTTGGCGAGGCTGCATCCAACGGGTCAGGTCATACGCCAACGGTGAGACTGTCGCAGTGCCTGAAATAGGCACCTTGGCGGGTGTCACTAGTCGCGTTGCTAGGATCTGGCTTTCAATAGTGCTATCGGCAAAGCTATCGCTTCTGCCATCGTGCCAAGCACTCTCCCCTAGCATGAAACCGTTTAGCGTTTGGTCTTTTACTTGAGGGCCTGTAAGAGGACGAGCCAGACGTACCGGCTCGAATGGCTTAAGCTCCGCACTTGCTCTTGCCTGCTGTGGCTTGACGTAAGCTAGCCGAGTAAAGCTGCCTGTTGACGTAGCACCGGAACCCATCCCCGAGGCTTCGACCGTCATAACACGCCAGGCATCGACTGCCGGTGCCACCGCTACTCCTTCACACGCCATCGGGCTCATGTAAGCGTTACGGGTACCGACTCCTGCGCTTAAAGCCTGAGACTGAGCATAACCACTGGCGAACACTATTCGTGTCGGTTCTGCTCCTGTTGCCAGGGCCTCACCCTCACTACTTTCTGGATCAATGAATGTAAGCCGGATAGTCGAGTTAAGGGCGTACCCGTTAAGTAGGGTGGCGAAGGACATAAGCTACGCCTTAACGCAGTACGACTTCGATACCACCGACGTCAATACTCAGTACGTCGTTGATTTCAAGCGTCTTGGCCACGGTAAACGGCGCGTGATACAGCAAGTTGCCACCAGTCTGGGCGTCATAAATCGCATAATGACTGATAGTGACCGTTCCATCGGCAATGGGCGGGAACTGAATCAACTTGGCATTTGAGGTCATCTTGCCATCTGAGCTAGTCGTCGGAGCTGTCCAGCCAGAGGCAATCGTGCCTCCCTTTGCTGCATCTTGACGCAAATAACCCGAATCCATGACTTCGTTACCAGTTTTGGCATCGGTCGGGTCAGAAGTGTAAAGCGCTATATAAATCGTGGACGGCACGGAAAGCGCTTGCCCACGTAGGGTGTGGTTTAAGATGCCTTCTTCTAAATAATCAGAGAATGCTGACATATCGCGTTACCTCACGGTAAGTTGTGTGCTAATCAAATAAAGCGTCGCATGTTTACGCGCGCGCCACCTCGGGCATGCCCAAGTCGAGAGTGCTGTCTGGCATCGGCAACACCAGCCAAATAGCGCTGTTGGTAGTAAGAAGCGAGCTCTGCGTCTCGCCACGGTTGAGGAAGTAGAAGGATCCGCCAGCGCGCTCCATCCGCAATCACATCGCCCCAGCGATTCAGCACTTCATCAGGTACGGAATCGCCGATTTCAGGGCGGCATGCGAGCGCGCCATACAGCAATGACTCGCTAGGTTGGCGATCAAATGAAACCTCAGTCGGTGTTAACTGACGGAATCCTTCTCCTTGAACGCATTCCCGCCCATCGATAACGAGTGAAATAATGCGCAACGGCTCACCCTGGGAGGCCATTATCTGGGGGTAGCTGGTATTAGCAGCTACCACGACCGGTTGGTTACGCTGCACCCACGCATCAGCTTCTGTGCAGAGTTCCCTTGCCATCCGGTTCAGCATTTCACGGATGGTTAGCAATGGTGCTTCTGGGACATCTTGAACTACCTGCTGGATAAGCTGCTGCATCATGAGCGCATCCGCGGCGGGTTGGAGGAGTTATCTGGAACATTAGGTGAAATAGCCCGGGCCACCTCAATTTTCTGGCCCAATGCCCCCATGTAGGCCTGCATGTGCATTTGGGCGCGATTTAAGTTGGCTGCGTGCTCTGCGTCCTTGCTATAAGCACGGTACAAAATGTAATCGGTGATCACCGGCGCATAGCTGTCGTTTAGCCGGATGGCTTCGTCTTTCAGGCCATCCAGCCCGAGTGACACATCATGCGGCGAAGGCGTTGAGGAGTAGATCAGTTCAATCTCAGCGCCTAAAGCAGCAGGCGGATACACATAGAAGCGCGTGGGGTCCTGGTCATCGAACATATACTGCTCGATATCAATGCTCGGAGTATCGCCATGCCAGCTGCGGCGGGTGGTATCCAATGAGCGCCGCGTAGTCACCATAATGCCCATTTTGGCGCTGTCGGCAGCCGTATTACGTACCACATCAATCAGTCGCATACCGTCACTAGGAATCTCTTGCCGCGTGCCTGCCACCAAGCCAACACTTGTATTAATGGCGGAAGCATCCGGCTTAATCTGCACGATGGCCTGATAGGCTTCGTTTAACCAGCCAATCAGCTCCTCATTCGTCCAGCGGGTACCGGCGGCCGTCACTTCCTGCAACACCAGCTTGGCATTACGAATGACGGTGCCTACAGTCGTGACGGCCATCGATTACACCTCCTGCATGTAGCGGTTTTTAGCGAGCGCAGCGGTCCACGGGAAGACGCGTCCGTTTTTCAGGTGCTTGAGCATACGCCCCTGATACTTCGGCTTTTCTGGTTCAGGAGGCTTGCTAGGCGTCTCATCAGGCGACAGCTCTTCCGTCGTGGTGACACCCTTCTCTGCCAGCGCTTCGGCGGCTTCCAGCAGTTCGGCGCGAATCGTCTCAACGCCCTGCCGCTTATCAATCGATACCGACAACCCCTCGGCTAGTGGCTCCAAGTCATCCTTGGTGACGGCTTCTTCAATCTGTTCAATCAGCGATTTGGTCATGCTGTTTTCCTCACGGAAAGTAAAACGCCACCCCGAAGGATGGCGTTAGGTAGCCGCTTAGGCGGCGCGTTGTGCGTACAGGTGTCCCATGGCGTTGGGATCAATAACCTCATAGCCGAAGACATTAAGGCCACGAACCAGCTGACCGAAGTCTGTCGGGTTCTTCAGGTCTTCCATCTTGGTCATTTGCGACGCAAACGTGAGCGCCTTCTTATGGCCGAAGATGCAGTTGGTCACCTGCTTAGTGGTAGTGGCGTCGGTCACCTTCGACATGTTGTTGCTGACGTACACATCGAAGCGATCGAGCATACCCACCTTGCCGTTGCGGAATACCGAGGTGGTATCACCCATGGCACTCGCGTCGCGCAGATCTGACTTTTTGAGCATGCCGTTCATCCATGCTGGAATCACAATCCAACGCTGATCATCCGGCACGTTTTGCTCATCGAGAACCGAGCCACAATCCACAATCACATCAAGGATGTTGGTCTTGGACACATCCACGGGAGCGCCCGCATCCCCCATCTCGTAACTGCCTGATTCACGGCCAGCCCCATTGCCAGCATTCTCGGCAGCTGTATCGGCAAATACGTCACCGAGAATCACCTTGTCGATGGCAATCTTCATCTGCTGGCCAGCATCGTCTGACCAGTTATCCATCAACTTGATATCGGCCTGATATTCGTCAACGTTGTTCACTTCAAAGGCAAAATACTTTGCCTTATCAATGTGCAGCTCGACCTTGTCGCTGGTTGGTTTTTCGTAGTTGAGACCACCGCCAACTTCATAATCACGAATCGTGATTGACGGTGTGGTGCGGATCATCACCGTGTCGCCTTGTGACTTAATCTCCCCTTCGTAATCTGTATTGGAAATTTCTGCGAAACACGTTCGCGTATACAGCTTTTCAATCATTTTTCCCGACCAGACCTGCGGGATAAACCCGGAGGCGGACGTGCTGGAATAGTCGGGATGCAATGCGTCGCGTGCTGGACCTGCCATTAGAATACCCTCTTATCGCCTCACGGCGAGGAATCGGAACCGCCAGCCGGATTATCGAATCCGGCCTTCTTTTTGGGCGGCGAAAATATCGGCTTCCAGGCGTTGCGCTTCGTCAGCGGAGTAGCGACCAGCGGTTTTGTCACGGTAGAACTGAGAAATCTCGGCCCCCGTCCACAATTTTTCGCCTTGAGACTGCGGCGTTTGTGTTGCTTTCGTGGTGCGTGGATCCACTTGCTCATCCGGTACTGCGCGCTTCTCCGGTGGCTTAGTCGCTGCCTGATTCAGATAGAGCTTGAAAACGTCGGCCACCTCTTTGGCGTTTAGGTTCTGCTGCGCCTGGCTAAGTACATGCTGATACTGCTTACCCGATTGAGGGTCGAACGTACTGAGGAACTGCAGAAACGCGGGATCACTATTGACCTGCCGAAAGCTGGGTACCGCCTGTTCCAGGTTCATCCAAAAGCGTGCTTCAGCGTCTTCGTGCTTCTCGGTTTCGAGGCGGTCTAGGCGCTCTTGCAGCTCTTTGGTATTGCCGGAATCAGTCGGCGCTGCTTTCTGCTGGGTCATACGCTCAATAAACGTCACCAGGTCTTCGCCATACTCCTGCTTGAAGTGGGCGAGCTGTTCATCAGTAATGCCGCTGTTATCGGGCGATTTCTGATCCTGCGTTTGCAGTTGCCGGTCTTTATCAGCAACCTGCTCTTTCAGCTGTTCGATCTCTTGGCGCAGCGCTGGGAGCTCGCTGTTGTACTTGCCCTGAAGCACTTGAAAGCGGTGTTGCCAATAAAGGGCGTCTTGGCTTTCTGGCTTGGGCTCGTCTTTCGTCGGTTCAGCGGATTGCGCTTCGGGCTTGGCGGTGTCCGGCTTCTCAGTGTCGCGTGGCGGGTTTTGCTCGCTGTCAGGAGCCGTTGCCTTGTCGGCGTCGGGGTTCGCTGGCTCGCGCTCAAAGTGCTGTGCGGCGGCGGCAACTTGTGCCTGAACGGACTGGGGTAATGACATTTCAACTCCTATGACGCCTCTCGGCGTGTCTGTGAGCCGGTCAGTGCCGGGGTTCACGATTCGGGTAACGGGTTCAACCTGCAGTGTTGAGCGTTGCCCACAAAAAAACCGCCTCAATGGAAGGCGGCTTGCTTGTGAGGCCGGGCAGTACCCGGCTATTTGAAACGCGTGTCTATTACGTCGCGTGCAGTTTGCAGCTTTTCGATCAGGCCAGCCAGCACAGTAGCCTCACCCTGCTTGCGCGCAATCTCGTTACTGTCGCGGCATTGCTCCAGTTGGTTGCGACAATCCTCGCGCTGGGACTTGAGGATATCCAGTAGGTGCTGGCCCTCTGGGCTGCTGTTGATTCGCGACAGGGCTTTCCATTGCGGCTCGTTCATTCTGGCCTCTCTGCGTTTCGGCAATAAGCTTGGCAATCTCTGCCAGCAAGTGCTGGGCATCCAATGGCGCCATTTGCTGTGCGATCTGGGTTTCAGATTGGGTTTCTGCCGCGTCAGCGCCATACTTCTGCGCCTGAGCCTGTTTTACTGCCACCTCGGCTTGGGCTTTTGCCTGCTCAATCTGTTGTTGGGCCTCTAGCTGCGCTTGCTGTGCCTTCTGCTGCTCGGCTAGGTTCTGCTCCATTTGCTCCTGGGTTGGAATCAAGCCGGGCATATCCAGCTTCTCAGCTACGCTATCCAGCAGTTTACGACGCCCTTCCATGCCCACAATGCCCATATCGATATCGTTGGCTGTGAGCTGCAGGAACTGCTGGCGAAGCATGTTGGTCTGCTCACGAATCAACATCGCAGAGCTACCACGCGCGACAACGTTGCAATCGCCCTTGATGCTGGGGTCTTCGCTGTACTGCATGTTGTAGAGCCACAGCGCCTCAATCACGCGGCGTAACACACCACGGTCAATGTGCCGGATGGCGTCTTTGATACCCTTATTCGCCGACTCCATGAGCATGGACAGGCCACTGGCAGTATTACCAGCACCACCAACGTTCTCATTGCCGTAAGTGTAGCGGGGAATATTGGTGGCATCGTCAGCACGGCGCTCAAACTGCTCATAAACCGACAGCAATTCAGCTGCGTTGCTGCTCGGCTGAAAGAATCGGATAGCTGCGTTGTTGCCAGTTACCTGGCTGTCTCTGGTACGCCAAATCTTCCATGGATAGATGTTCGTCGGGTCTTCTTGCGGCTGCAGGCGATCTTCATACACCTCCACCTGAGGACCTGAGGAAATAGCGAGGTTGTTGACCAAGCTGCGTGCCGTCGCATTACACACATCTTGAATATCGGCCATGAGCTCGGGGATAGCTTGGCCCCAGAAACTGCCCGGTACTGGCTGATAACTGGCCTTGTGATAGGGTCGGCGCTCTAGTGGGTCACGATTAATGCGAACCCGAATAACGTGCTGGCCAATCAAGATGGCCTCAATCTCATACTCTGCCAGTGGGTCTTCAATATCGTCAGGATTTACACCCCACTGCAGCAGCGTGACGCCCTGGGCGCCCCCGGAATAAATCAGCCCATCAATGGTTTCACCGTGGGTAAGCCACTCATGGCCACGCCCCTCTAGCTCTGCACGCTCACCATCCGTCCACAGCCAGTCACGCAGCCCGCCCCGGCCGTACTGCTCAAGCACGCGACGAATCGACTCTTCGTTGAATGACGGCACACCGATCAACTGGTTCAGCTGCAGGCGGGTAAAGCGTGCCCGCTCAATGATGAAGGCTCCGTCATCGATATTAGTAGCGTCAGGACTCGGGTACATATCGAACGGGGATACTCGCTCAAACTCTGGCCGTATCGTTGAGCTCTTAACCGGCTGCCATCCCTCTAACCATTCCAGCGTAGGCACACGGCGAAGGATCGGCGCACGCACAAACGCAGCGGGATAGGTCACAAAATCATCAACGAACTGCTCAAACGCTTCAGACCAACCGCCCTCTGCCAGCTGATCAGCAATGACGTCTTCGTGACGCTCGGCAGCCTCCTCCGCTTTCTCCTGAGCCATTTGCCGTACTTGCTCGCGCGCCTGCTCGATGAGCGCTGCCATATCCACCTGCTGACCCTGCTGCTGCGCCTGCATCGCTTGCTGCTGGAGCTGCTGAAACACGGGCATAACGTACTCATCGGGCACGTCGGCGACTGGCGTTGGCTGCAACCCCCATGGCTGCTCATTGGCAGGCATCATGATGTCGCGTATCCAAGCCCCGGCAGCGCGGCACTTGGTAGCGGTGAGCATCATGTAAATCTCAGTACCGCCTTCCTTACGAATCGCGGCCAACTTATTAGGGTCGTACTCCCCTTTACGGCGGCGCAGACAATCCAGAAGACGATATTCGACCTCCTGTTTGGCTGTTTTGGCTGACTCCCACGAACGGCGAATATGCGCACCCAGAGACGACTCCATCAATTGGCGGCGGCGTTCTTCCTCCACAGCCATTCGCTGGGCTTCAGCAGCTTGTTCGGCGTGCATTTCCGACGCTGACTTGTACTGCAGTAGTCCCAAACTAGCCATTAGCGGCACCCTGGGTTATCGCCTTGTAGATAGCGGCATCGGCAGCACGCTTATGGGTACGCATCCGCTGCACGTTTCGTCGCATCGGCCCGAGCTGCTTGAACAGGTCGGTGATATAGCCAGCAGGGTCGTCAAGGAATTCCAGCAGCTTGACGTTAAACGTCACGCCCATGTTGCCCTCGACCTCAAACTGCAGGCGCATGCCTGGCTCTGGCGTCGTGACCTTTTCCTCGATGATGATCATATCGATCTGCACATGCCCCACGTCCGGGCGAAAGCGATTAGAGGGAATCGGGATGCCGTACTTCATTAGCTCTTGCGCAATACCTATCGCCGCATCGCGAGCGAATTTCTCAATGTCGCGACTTTGCAGGCCCGCGAGGCGCAATGCTGCCGTTCGCGCCCGCTGCTGCTGCGAGCCGTTCGGGGTGGTGTGAATCATAGCGCCTCCCGGCGGGGTGGTTAGATTTGGGTTGACAGCCGATTGTCGATAGAGATCTGCCCGCGAATGCCTTCAATAAGCTCATCCAGCTTGCTGTCGTCTATCTCAATGATGGAGGTCTCGAGACGGCGAGCCCTGCCGTCTGCCCGCTGATAATGGATTCTCAGAAGCCCCGACTCCACGGTAGCGCTGTCAACCCCCTCAATCTCGCCCTGGATTCGTCGGATCAGGTGATCGTTGAGCTCAGTCTGCATGTTATCTCCTCAGATCAGGTGTGGGCAGCCCAGCCGCCACGCGACTCGCGGTTAGCGGAGGTGGTGGGTAGCTGCGCTCTTGCAAATAGTGATGAGCGAGCGAGGGTTTCTAGCGCTTTGGCACCGTGGGATGCCCAGTCATGTCGAGGTGTTGACTTGTACACGCCGCGCTTGTCGTCCCATTCTTTACGGTAGTTATCGAGACATAGCACGCCCTGGTGGCAGGCCTCCTCGTCAATCCAGCACATCGGCAGGAACTGGCGCGTTGCTTGAACGCCCTCGGCGTGGTTGCTAATGCGCGGCACCGTTTCAAAGTTGATGCCGAAGCCTTTAGCCACGTCGCTGCGACTTAGCCCGGTACCCAATTCCCTAACGGCCAGATCGTGCGGGCCAAAGTGGCCACCATAGCGGTAGCCCTTCTTGTTGAGCAGTTCGGCGTAATATTCAATGCCTTCGCCCTCGCCTTCCAGATAGTCGACAAGGTGCACTTCACGCCCAACGACCTGGGCAAACCAAATCGCCATGGTGTCATTCATGCCCAAGTCCCAACCGGTATAAACCGGCAGGCTTGGATTAACCTGCACCTCAGTCGTGAGTCGCTTGTTCTTACGCAGGAACTGCATTTGTGTGGCGAAGTAAGCGCCCTCTACCGACTGGCTAAACGCTTCCTCCGGCGTGCTGGGGTATTCCCGCTGCATATCATCCTGCAGCTTTTCGGCTTTCTTGGCATACCAGGCGCGCTGGCCGTCAGTCGTTTTGATGCCGTGCTTGTGCTCAAGCTGCTCGAAATATTCCGCCAGACGCTGAGGAATCACGACGCCCTTGGGGCTCATCATGTACGTTGGCTCTTGCCACCACGGGAAGAAATGGAACTGGAAGTCCATTTCCGTCAGCGTGCGGCCCATCTCCTTGAGCTGCTGCGCAGTCTGACAGTAATCGAAGAAGTAGCCTTCACGACCCTCAGCGGTCGATTCCAGCGTTATCTGATTGCCGATACCTACGGCTTCAAAGGCACCGGTGACAATCTCTTTTGCCTTGTGCGGAAACTGGCGACAGATCTTCCCGAACTCCGACACATGAAGCCGCTGCAGCGTGCCGCCACGATAGGAGGTGCTAACACGGATGCTAGAGCCGTTATCAAAGACGTAGGCACCAGAGCCTGACTTATCGCTAATCGGTCGGGGTATCTTAGTGCCCAGCATTTTCAGCAGCGCGTGCCAAGCGTCGTCGATGTTCTCGTAAGCGAAGGTGATCTTATTCCTAAATATGTCCTGCGCATCTTCCAGCTTGTGACAGATACAGCCCGCCGAGAAGTTGTCTCGGAACAGACAGTCATCCAGTGCGTCGATCATCTCAAACGTGGTGAAGCCTAACTGGCGAGCCTTCAGTATCAAGTCAAGGCAGTGACCATTCAGGTAGCGTTCACGCTGGGCAGCGTTCGGCTTAAAGCGCACCTTCTTGCCCGACTTATCCTTGATCTTATAGAGCGAATTGAGCCGGAACCACTTGAGCGATAGCGCGGCCAGCAGATCGGCTTTATCGGTTAGCCTGCCCTTTGCATGGGCTCGCAGGTAGGCCTCTGCGCGCTTGACCTGGCGTGCCCGCTCACTCGGCCCCAGAATCACTTGGCGCGACCTCTGCCATTAGCTCTTCAAACGACTTAACGCCTTCGTCCTTGTCGCTGGCGTCCAGACCATAGTTCTGGCGCTCCAGCTTGATAACGCGGTCGAGGGCTTGGGTACCATGTCCCAGGCATTTACCGACGTACTCCAACGGCACGTCGATTTCAGCAGTGCCGCCCGTGGGTAGCTCGACAGCGATCTTGCCTTCGGCTAGCTGGCTCTCCAACAAAACGGCAAAGCGCTCAGTGATTCCCCGCCAGCGCTCAAGGGTTTTGCGATGCCCTTTAACAACCGCTGCATTCTCATTCGCGGCTTGCTCGACCACGTCGTCATCGAGTGCGGCTTGCGCCTCAGGCGGCAGCGTCGCCCGAGTGATTTTCTCCTGTGTGCGCTCTCGCACGCGTTCAGTGAGGTCTTTTTGCCAGCCGTATTTCTTTGCGCGGCGTGAGATATTCGAGCGGTTCACGCCATGGCGCGCTTCCAGCTGAGCTAGCGAAAAACGACCGGTGCGATATTCCCGCTCGATTAGCTCCCAATCGTGTCGTTTCGCCATAAAAAAACGCCACCCTTAACAGGCAGCGTCTCCATAGAATAGGGGCCGGACGCTTCACAGCGTGCGGCGGTGGTGGCAGTGCCTCACGGCATGGCCAAAGGCGACGCTTCACAGCGTGGCCGTATCGCTTCACAGCGAGAATAAGTGTCCGCTAGCCCCAGTCTTGGGACATGAGCGCGTCGTACGCTTCTTTAGTCATCGTGACAAAAGCGGTTTCGTCATTGCCGATAGCAACTAAGAACTCCACGTGTTCGCCTGCGCGCTGAGTTTTCCAAGGTGCGGGCTTTGGCGTTAGCTGCTCTACAGCCTCTTTCAGCTTTTGAGTAGTGCTCATGTTTATCTCCATTACGACATTGGTTGAGCGCCCTGAAGGAGCGCTAGATCCACCCGTTGTAATAACGGTTAGTTAGGGCGCTCACCGATGCCGTTTGTAGTGCCAGTACCCAGACAGCAGGAACACGGCGATAATCCAGCGCAGCCGGAGCCACGCGGAAAGCTTTCTGCCTAGCGTCACCAGCCACCCTTCCCAAAGCGTGATACAGCTGCATGAAATACGTTTGCAACGACCTCGGGCGCGTCGTCATACAGCATCACGGCGCGAAAAGCCGCGTCAGCAAACGTCTTGCTTACCTGCTGGTAGAGATGGCTATAGAAAAAATCGTGCAGCGCGCTCGCTTCCCATGCCGGTGCAAACGATGGCGGGAAAAGCCACCAGAGCCACCAGGGAATCGAGCTGCCGTTGAAAATGTAGCCAGCGGGTACACAGAACCAAACGCCGTCGATGCACACCCACCAATCTCGCACGACCATCCACTTTGTAGCGCGCCCCTTTAGCCAGGGCGTCTTAACGCCTTTAGGCGCTCGCTCAGTCCGCAAGCGCTCGGGAATATAAATCCGCATCTAGCGCCTCCAGTAGATCAACGCAAACGCCATTAGGCGGCAGCGGCACGCCAGCGCGGTGCATCACTGCCAGCGCGATAGCCCGCTTGTACGGGTCGGCGGTGTCGCAGTAGCGCGACTGCAGCTCAAGCGTGGTGCCGGTGAGGTCGCCCACCTGATAACCATCATCTAGCGGCGTCTCAATGCTCGCGCAGCCAGCCAATGCCAACAGCGAAGCAACGGTGATAGCGTTACGCATCGTGATCTCCTACGCGGGCAGCCACGACCATGAACAGAATCGTGAAGGCTTGAAGGACATGATCGGGCACGGCAACACCGGTCAAACTGAGTAGCCAAGCGGCGACAATGGCAGCAGCACCGCCAACCGTTTCAGCGCTGCGGCGTACTTTGGTGCCCGCGCTCACGGCCCACCCTCCAGCGCCGATACACGGCTGTTCAGGTTGTCGATACGGGTTTCAATCTGATCAAGCTCGCGGCGGGCGTCGGTAGCTCGGTAGTAGGTGTCGCCCCAGCTTTTGAGCTCTTGGCGTAACTCTTGAAGCATCAGACCTTGAGTAGTCAGTCGCTCTTCGAGAACAACCGACTGCTGGCCGAGCTTCACAAGCTGGGTACCGGCCCAAATAATCAGTGCCACCAGCAGCACTTGGATTCCTGTCTGCATATGCCGCTCGAATACGGAGGGTTTCACGTCGCGCTCCTGGGGCATTACGCCGTCTCCCATTACCAGCGAGCCGGGCCATGGGTACGCGTATCGACGTGAGTAAACGTCGAGTAGCGCCCAAGGCTGGCGGTAGGAAAGTTGGCGGCGAGCCAGTCGTACACGTCTCTAGGCTCTACGCCCTGAACGCGGATATCCGCAGCGCGGCCTAGTGTGTGCTGGCTGTTAGGGGCACCGCCTACCTTGGCGTTGTATTCAGGACAGCGGCAGCCGCTATTGATAATCACGGGCTTGCCGAAGTGAGTGCGAACCGCTTCAAGAACTGAGAGCGTATCTGTATCCACGGTATCGAAGCCGCAACCGCAGTTGCAGGCGAACTCTGTGCGGTGGAAGTGGGGGCTAATCTTATGGGGCATTGTAGGTACCTGCTGTCTCACGACAGTAGAAAGGTTTATTTTTTAGTTCAACTTAAGCTTATTAATCAGTTCGCCTTCAAGGTCTTTAGTCACGGTCAAGAAGTCATTGAAAACTTTTAATGTCATATGCGCGTCACTCACTACGCAATTTGATTCTTCAATGTTCCATATCATTCTCAAAAGCTCGTCAAAACTCGATTTGAAGCGCTCATAAAGAGGTGGGTCATAGATCTGTAGTAGTGCATTGAATTTTATTATTGCATCATGATCTAGGCCACCTACAGCTTTAGACCACTGTTTAACTATGCTTTCGCTGACTCCATGCAGCGCTAGATCAGAAGCAACTATCTTCATCTGGCGCGCTTGGCTATCCAAATTGCCCAGCACAAACAGTGCCTCTTCAAGCTTTTGGCGTTTAAGCAGCTCACTACTAGCTTTAATAGTATTTAGATAGGCCGCTTTGCCGCCATACCAAGCGCCCAAAAATGCTCCAAGCAATGTAAAAAGGCCTGCAGCAAAAATTGATAGCCAACCAGAAGCCAACGACTGAGGCACCGCTTGAGCTGGCTCTTGTATGTTGATGGCGTAAAAATGCAGCGACTGACTCAGGTATTCTGGCAGCGATGGCGGCACTCGCAGGGCCTCATAGCAAAACGCCCCGGCAAAGCCGAGGCGTAGGATTGGATAGTGGAATTATTGTGGTGCATTTGTGCCCAGTGGTCAATAAGCCGAGTCCTTATGGCTAGCGAAAGTAGTTACTCAAGCGTTCGAGTCTCAACCCTTCCTTGCTCATTTTTTTTGTTCTCTGATTTACTCTTTCGTGACTTTCTTGCTTCAGCTTTTTCTTTGCTGGCTTTTATTCGTTCTGCTTTTCTTTCTTCTGCCTGTCTTTTTACACGCCAATTTTCACTCAATGCGAGAAATTGCTCGAAAGCTTTTGGCTGATCTCCCTGCCTTACCTTCCTGATAAATGGCAGCATGAACTTATGCAAATTTAAGACATGAGTTCCATAGATATCATACAAGAAATCACTATCATAAACATCTTTTCTCACCCCGTTGCTTGCTCTTTCCCAATAATTTAAGACTGTCTTTATTGCTTTCGCATCATCAGAGCTTGCTTCATCATCTTCGGCCCAACCAGCGATTGGATACTTATCTCTTTTGGCAACAATCTTCTTGACTCTTTCGTAGGAAGTGTTGTAAGAATCGCTGTCTTCTAATGCAGCTTCAAAATCGACAGTATTTTTACTTCGTGCAGTTTGGCGTTGTTTAAAAATCCCTGAAATAGCGATTGCACCACCCAATAAGGCGCTCCCTGAAATGGCAAAAAAACTAGCATGTGATCCGCTTTTTGCCACTGATAAGTTCAGAATAGAGCTTGTTATCGCAGTATCGTTGCTGATAATGGATCGTGTTAGATAAAATCCATACAAAAGGAGCGCCATCCCTAACAGAGCAGTTAAGGAAGTACATAAAAGGCTACAGTTTTTCTTATAAAAATTTGAAGCTTGTATTAAGCTAGTTCTGATTTTAGTCATTTCCCCCCCCGTAAATAAATTGCCCCCAGCATTAGCCAGGGGCAAAGTGAGTCAAGTTTTTGCTTATTTCAGCAAGCCTCGATCTTCTTCATGATAAGTTTTTGACATGGTGGCCTCCTTGATTATAAGAATTCAGTACGCAGGCTATGGGTAACCAAACCCGCTCCTGCCATCATCATTAAAGCCCAACAAGTTTTTCAATGCAAGGTCAGTCTTGCTGACCTTAACAGCGCATCCGCGAGCGAAGAGCTGATTCCAAAACCTTGATTTTTATGTAAAAACCACATTTTTTTTCTTAACATGCTGGCATATAAAAAATATTTTTTGGCAAGTTTTTAGGCCGCTTTTTGAATCAATTCCGCTACCGGTGCCAGCGACTGACTCTCCCATCTATCCAGCGTATCCAGCAGACGCTCCCATACGCCACCCCAGCATGCCCTGCCCCTCCGGGTCCAGCGGCCAACGTCTACTGTTTCTCCATGCTCGGCTTCAATCCATGCAGCTATGCGCCTCGGACTCTGCAACCCTGGCCGGTTATACGGGTACGTGGTCTCGGCATGGTGGTGTATCGCGGCCGAAACGATCCAACGCAGCTGACGCGCCGCCTCTGCCGGTGGCCGCTCTGCCTGCCCCTGCCCGGGCAACCGCATCTGTATACCAACGTGCATCAACGCCGTGTGTATCCACTCCCGATCCTCGGCGAGTTCGTCGCGGGTGAAGGGACCAAAGCAGTAGCGTGCAAGTGCCTGCAGGTGCTTCTGCTGGCTCTCCACTGCGCTGATCACCTGCCCAGCTTCCAAACCATGCACGATGCGCCAATCGTTATCCGGACTTGCCCCTTCGTTGCTCGATTTCGACACATCCTCAAGCGCGGTACGCATTTCTGATAGCCGACGCTCGCTGCTGGCCACTGCCTGCCTGAGCTCATCGAGGTTGGCGTCAAAAGGCCCTGCATTGGTAAGCGCCTTTACGTTCCGCTTATGCTCTGCCATCAAGCTACGCAGCTTTGCCCCGTTATCGCCTACACGCTCCCGTATCCGCTTGAGATTGTCGAACAGGTCAGCGATAGGGCTGTTACCACGGCGCGTGTGATACGCGTCAAAGATCATCTGTCGAGCTGAGATATATCGCATCACTTACCCCTACCGTTGCGTTTTCGTTGCGATATTGCGCAACTGTTGCGTTTTGTTGCCTTCCGCGTTGCGATTTCTTCTTTAACTGCTTCATCCCAAAGGGCTTTTATTCGCTCTTCTGATGCGTGTGGGAAGTGTTTTAGCCACTTCTGGTGTACAGCTCTGCGTTGATCTCCCGGTACCGCTAGCATCTGCCGAGCGACGAACATTGCCTCCCGCTCTTGGGCCCACTCATACCATTCAGGGGAGTAGCCATTCTCGCCGCCCAGCTTGCGGCCATCGGGCCATTGGGTTGGGCACTTCATCACTTCACCGCCTTGACCAGGCCACGCCGAGCTAGTTGGTCTAGTGTCAGCACAATGGCTTCGTTCATCCGTGCACGTCGTTCCTCTCGGCTCAGGTCTTTGCCGTTATCGATTTCGCCGTGGCACTTTGGGCAGAGAGCAGCGGTTAATGCATCGCTTGCTTTCTGGCCCCGGCCACGATGCTGGTTGCTATGGGCGGCTTGGATGCCCCAGGCACCGCACAGCACGCAGCTATCAATTTCGTGCACGTTGCTAAGCCACTGGCGGCAGCGGTGCGGCTTGGTGGGCAGGTAGCACTCATTGGGTAGCATCAGACGTCCTCCCACTCGTCACTGAAAAGCTCTTCACAGGTCTGCTCGAAAAGGCATTCGCTACAAAGCGCTTCTCCGTCATCGTTAAAACCAATAGCCTCATCTGCGCACTTCTCGCATTCACCGAGCATCACGCCACCTCTCTGTAATCGTTCGGATTGATGCCTTTCAGGGCCGGGTCAGTCAGGCGGAAGCCCAGGCCGGTGAAGTGCTGCCAGCACCGGTCCAGATATTCGGTTTTCTGCGCCTTGGTCATGCCCCTGGTCACTGGGTAGTCGTGGGGCTCCATCATGAGTTCAATGCGCTGCTCATATCCCAGCGAACCCAGCACGCGTTTGCAGGCATCGCGGTAGGCGTCAGAGTCGCGGCAGAGAATGGCAATGCCAAAGTGGTACTTGCAGTAGCCTCGATACCACTCAGCATCGCAGTCGCCTTGCAGGGCCGCTTCCTTGCACCACAGGCGTTGGAGGCGATTCTGGTCCAGGCTGCGCTTTGGCTCGTGCTTCTGAACCACAATTTCAACTTGGCCCCACTGCTGAATGGCTTGGGTCAGAACGCTAGGCAGGCGGCCGATGGCGGCCAGCGCTTCGGTCACGCTGCTGGCCCGAGATACGAACGGCTTGTTGGCTGGCTTTGTCATGCCGCACCTCGCTGAGTCCGGTAGCTGCCCCAATCCAGCTTGAGCGTGGTACCGCCGCCCTCCTGCATCCGGTCAATGATGCGCTTGCCCATGTACTCCTCGAGCTTGTCGGCTTCCAGATTGCTAATCAGGATCGTCGGCAGCATCTGCTTGTAGCGCTCATTGATGATCTTGAAGAGCATCAAGCGCTCCCACTCGGTGCCGAGCTGAGCGCCTACTTCATCCAGAATCAGAAGGTCGAGACCGCCGACGAAGGCGCGAATTGCCTCTCGCTCACTGCCTGCCTTGTCCTTGCTGAAGGCCCGCTCCTTGATCAGGTCGACCAGCTCGTAAACGTCGATGCCCATCACCACGCGTCCACTGGCCAGCAGCGCGTTTCCGATCGCGTAAGCTAGGTGACTTTTTCCGGTGCCCACGCTGCCGGTAAAGACCAGCCCGCCCCCCTGTTCAAGGCGTTCGTCAAACTTGGTGACGTAGGCACGGCAAACGCTCAGCACGTATGATTGCTCACGGCTGACCACCTCAAAGCCGTTGAGGGTTTTGTTCACGAAACGTCTGGGAATCAGCGAGTCTTCACGCAGCTTCTCAAGCCGCCGGCGGCTGCTGGCTTCGCTGGTCTGATTCACCTCGGCCTGGCTAACGCCTTTGGCATCCTCAAGCGCGCAGTGCGGGCAACCAGCCCACCGATCGTTGGGCATCTTGGTATTGGCAAACGCTCCATGAATCCGGCAGCGGTCAGGTTTATTCTCAGCGGTACCAGCGAGCATGCTGGCTAACTGGCCGCGCACTTGCGAGGTTGTTGTCAGTGATTGAGCCATGGTTAATCCCTCGCCCACGCTGGGAGTTCAAGATCGTTGGTGCCGTAGGAGCCCACGGGCATCGGTTGGGCAAAGCCCATGCGGCCGTCTTGGCGCTGAGGTGTGCGGGCAGCAGGCGGCAGCCAATCGTTGTCATACTCGGCGTTTGGCCCAAAGAACCGCTGTGCCTGCATGACAAACTCTGTACGTTCGTCACCCTTGGCGCGGATGAACTGGGCGTAGCGCTCCACGCCAGCTTGCATGGTTTCGGCAGGCACCCCCTGCTTGCGGCGAGCGCTCCACGCTTTGAAGGCTGATTTTTTCGGGTTTCCTCCAGCGCGTTTCGGGTAAGCCGACCATGCCGCCTCGAAGTCATCGGGGTATGGGGTCGCGCTGGGGTTTGGTTTGGGTGTATCCGGTGGCGTTAGCTCAAGTTCATCTGACGCGGATGGTTCACCCTCTGAACGTAGTGAAGAGGGTTTAGTGTCTTTCCTGTCTTTATAGGTCGGCTCATTTTGAGCCGCTTTAACCGGCTCATTTTGGGCCGACTCGGCTCTTTTGGTAGGAGCCTTCCGTTTTGAGCCGGTTGAAGGTTCCCAGCTACCAACATCCTTGTTCAACGTGATAGGTGATCGACTGCCGCCTTTGCGGAAAATGACGTTTCTACGGACTAGCTCGCTAATTACTTTCGATGCCCGTGATTCGTGCATCTTGGTCAGCTTGGCAACATCCTCTGCAAAGATGCGGTCGCTCTTCTTGTTCCAGCCATACGTGAGGCGAATTATGGCCAAAACAACGCGGCGCTCGCGGTCTGTGACTGGCGCCCCTATGATCTCGTCAAATAGCTCATTGGCGATGCGCGTATAGCCATCTTCCACTTGTGGCCCCCTGCCAGAGCGTTCTGGCTCCGGCCTATCGACGTCTTCTCGACGTGGAAACTGGAAAATCTCAGCGGTATTAGTCATAATGAACTCGTTATGAATGTGTGAAAGCCCGGCCGCTCCCCAGCGATTTGCCGGGCTTTTGCGTTTCTGTCCTAGCCCTATCAGGGCCGCTTTCCTTCCTACCGCCCTATCAACTCGCTATGCTTGGCTGTGCCAGGGCTGTCACCCCTGGTTGTCGCCAATGACACGGCGGCTAAAGGGCACCGCAACCCGGAGCGCCTCGACTCCCTTGGCTCCTGGCCGCTCGTCTGCGGCGAGCCGCTAGCAAGCCCAGGGAATCCCAGGGTTAACCGCTGCGATGCCTGCTCGCTGATCCCTCGTTGCTAGCGCGATATCAGCAAGCGCTTGGCAAGGCGCTATACAAAACCAGGTCTTCCATGACCTGAGGCCTCAGGTCGCTGACCACGGGGATGTAGCCGTGAAAAAGCGCCTGAATCTGGAAGTCAAAATCGATGTGGCTAAAACGATCTCTGCATTAACGGTGCTGATCGTTGTGCTTAGCCGCCTCTGACTTCCTCAAGCCCTGGCCGGGTGGCAGCCCGGTCAGGCACTTCCCTTAAACAGCCCTCAGCGTGCGCTCTCGGCGCATGGCATAGAGCTGATCTTTTAACGGTCCCGCGATAGCAATGGCGTGATCGAGCATCACGTCCTCCACCGCCACTCCGCGCTGTGCGGCTTCCTGTTCCACCACGGCTTGATGCTGTGGCGACATTCGCCGGTACGTTCGTGACAGAGCTGCACGATTCACAGTGACTCCTCGGGCCTTGTTCGGCCCTTCTGCTAGGCGCGTAAGCGCTGCATCATTTGCTCAGTGATGCGGTTTTCGATGAGGTGCGCCATGAGCGCTTCCACCATTTCCTGCTGTGCTGCCTGTACGCTTTCGCCTTTGGCTAAGCGGTCGAGCAGCACGTCTTGTCGGAGGTTGATCACCTCCATGCCCACCAGGGCGCACTCCCGAATTGCATGGGAAATAACGCCCCCGTGGCGCATTGCTGCCACCTGCTCCAGCGCGAGGTATTCCGAATCCTTGAAGCGAACGCGAGCGGGGTTATCCAGGTGCTCGCCTTCCGCTTTCCGGGTAGTGGGAATACGGGGTTCACGGTTCAGCATTGCGATTTCCTTCTTACGGTTTGCTGAGTTCGCGGCCTTCACAGGCAGGCGGTTTGATTTAGGCAACCTGAGAATCAGGGTCACCAAAAATGTCAGGGCGCAAACCCTCAATGGTTAGCGTGCCCTCTGTAGCGTCCTGAAGGCGTTTAGCCATTTCGAGAGAGGCTTTCCGGTGTCCTCCCGAGAGCTGCCAGAGATAAGCCACGGATGTTCCAGCATTCTGGGCAACTTTCTTTCGTTGCTCGGGAGGTGTTTTGCTAAGCCAAGTTCGTAGTTGGTGAGACATGCGGCATCTCCTGTTCAATGCTAAATAATTTAGCTTTGAGCTAATTTAAAATCAAGCAAGGATTAGCATTTTGCATATTTATCATCCTGCTAAATACTGCGAATATTTGGGAATGGACGCTTATCAAATTCGCAAAGAAAACTTGCTGAAGCTCATGCGGACGCGCACTAAAGCCGCGTGTGCCGACAAATGGGACACGTCAGCATCAACGCTAAGCCAGATAACATCGAAAAAATCGGTGAGGAATCTGGGTGATTCCCTTGCGCGCAAGATAGAAAGGGCTGAAGGCCTTCCGATGGGCTGGTTAGATAGAACCCACGCTGAGACTGATATCGATAATCACAACGCAGGGGTGACCTTTCTCTCTGAGGCAAAACCTAATGACGATCTCGAGCTTCACGAAACTGAGATCGTTGATGAAGAAGCCCCCTTACGTGAGGGTGAAGTTGAACTTCCTTGTTTTAGAGAAGTTGAATTCGCTGCAGGAGACGGTCGCACACAAGTCGTAGAGAACGGTGGACACACTATGAGGTTTCCACTTTCAAAGCTGGCTAAGCGCGGTGTTTCACCAGAACATGCAGCTTGCGCTACAGCTAGCGGAAGCTCAATGGAGCCAACTATTGCCGATGGTTCACCAATCGCTATCGACAAAGGCACTCGCCACATCATCGACGGCAAAATTTACGCGCTCGACCATGGCGGTATGCTACGCATCAAGCGGCTCTACAAGCTACCGCTAGGCCGTGTGCGCCTGGTCAGTGACAACAGCGACGAATATCCAGAAGAAACTCACAGCCTAATGGGCCCAGATGCTCCGAAAATTATCGGAAGAGTTTTTTGGTGGGAAGTATTTGACTAAATAAAAAATCAAAGGGAATTAATTCTTACGATGGTTGATAAATTTAGCCGGCTTCAGAAAACTTTTGACAAGGGAAATTTTAATCCCTTCATCAAGGAAATTACATTTCCTTTTTTTAAAAATATGACTAAGGGCTCTAGAATTGAATTCAGCCACCCTATAACTGCTTTAGTTGGCGCAAATGGCTCGAGCAAAAGCTCAGTTCTTCATGCGCTCTATGGGGCTCCATCGGGAAAAAATATAGGCGATTTTTGGTTTTCAACTGCTATAGACCCAATTGAAGAATCAGACGAGCGAAACTGCTATTTTTACAAATACTTCAACTTAGATGCAAAAAGAGATGTTGAGGTTTTAATACAAAGATCTCCCTACAGAAAAGGTGGAGGTGACCCTGATTACTGGGAGTCATCAAGGCCAGTTGTGGACTACGGCATGGAGCCTTATAAAGTTCCTAAAAATCGCAGGCAGCCAGGCGGAAGTAAAACACGCTGGAATATGATATCAAAACCAGTATTGCATATTGACTTCAGATCAGCGCTACCCGCTTTTGATAAGTTTTTTTATCACGATGCCTTTAATTCAAGAAACTTATCCCAGAAAAACAAAAAAGATAAACTTAGACGCACCAGCTTAAAACTCAAGACTGCAATTGAGGAAAACCTGACCGCTGACACATATTATAACAAGCAAAAAATCTCGGAACCTGTTATTGAGCTTAGCGAAGACTTAGTCTCAAAAATCTCATTAATTATTGGAAAAAAATATAATGAAGTAAAGCTGATAAAACATTCATATTTTGAATGCAATGCTTATACAGCGACAATGAAAGTGGATGATTTAAAATACACTGAAGCATTTGCTGGTAGCGGTGAGTTCAGCGCCATATATTTAGTTTATAAAATATCTAATGCGGAGCCCGGCTCTTTAATACTCCTGGACGAACCTGAAGTTTCACTTCATCCAGGCGCTCAAGAAAAAATAATTGAGTTTATTGCTGAAGAATGCCTAAAAAAACGCCATCAGGTCGTATTCACTACTCATTCACCAGCGCTCATTAGACCTTTACCAAAAAACTCTATAAAGGTGTTAGGGATTGATCCTGCGACCAATAAGACTAAAGTGATTACACAATCAGCGCATTCAGCAGAGGCCTTCTTCCATATTGGTGAGAAATCAGCTAAGAAAATTAAAATTATAGTTGAGGATAGGCTGGCTAAAATTTATGTTGAGCGCGCTCTAAAAAGAGAATCACCTGCAATAAACAGGTTGATTGATATTGATTTTTATCCAGGAGGGGTATCAGTCCTCTGGAATCACTATATTCCAGCATGTGCTATTGAAGACAGGCAAGATGTTTTGTTTCTTTTAGATGGAGACATGAGGCCTACAAAAAGAGTGCCCAAGGAAAATTCCATAGCGAAATGCGACGAAGAACACATTACGAGTTACTTGCACACAATCTCGCACGGACATTACAGTAGTATTCCCATTGATGGAGGTTCAACAGAGCTGAAAAAAATAAACAAGATTAGAAATGACAGAATCTTATTATCATGGTCTGAAAGGAATGTCAACCACCTCCCAGGCAAGAAGAATCCTGAATGCTTGCTTTGGGCAGCAACAAATCCAGGTACATATTCTGATGCAGTTACAGCAGAGGATGCAAAACTTCATTTTGAAAGTTATACTAGGCGCGAGCTAGATCTTGAAGATGCTTATCCTAGCTCTGAAGAAATTTTTCATGATCAAAAGCGGCTCGTTGCCCATTTGCCAGATGACCATCAAGACTTGGCTTATATTCATGAAATAGTAATGAATTTTTTCAACGAAAGAACCACATCCTAGTTATTCATTATTTCGGCGTACCAAATGACTATTAATGCTGTCGACTTCTTTTCTGGCTGTGGGGGAACTAGCCTAGGTCTACAACAGGCTGGTATAACCCCTGTCCTGGGTATTGATATCGATAGAGACGCTTGCTTAACTTACAAGTATAACTTACCAAATGCAGCGGTAATATGTGAAGATATCCGAGATATAAAAGCCACAGATATAGGCTGCTTTATAGATAAGAACAAGCCTCTTTTGTTCAGCGGATGCGCACCCTGCCAACCTTTTTCAAAACAGAATAAAAACAAATCTTCGCAAGATTTCAGAGCCAATCTTTTGAATGAATTTTATAGATTTGTACTGCATTGGATGCCAGATTATATATTGATTGAGAATGTTCCTGGAATGCAAAAGGGAGCAATTCATAACGAAATATTTACTGGCTTCGTTAAAAACATCGAATCATTAGGCTATTTTCCTAGATTCAAGATACTACCAGCTCTTAATTATGGCGTTCCACAAAGTAGAAAACGCCTAGTATTGGTTGCAACTAAAGCTGACAATTATGAGCTTCCTGCACCAACACACGGGGAAGGATTAAAGCCCATATCGGTAGTTAGAGATTGGATATACGATCTTCCAGCTCTATCTAATGGAGCTACAGATTCCAACGATCCAGATCATCAAGCAGCGAAATTGACACCCATCAATTTGGAAAGAATTGCTTTAACTCCAGAGGGAAAAGGAAGAGAGTGTTGGCCAGAAAGGTTACAGCTTAATTGTCACAAAGGCTATTCTGGACATACTGACGTATATGGTCGGATGTCATGGGATAAACCAGCATCGGCTCTTACCACGAGGTGTATCAGTTACTCTAATGGAAGATACGGGCACCCCGAACAAAATAGAGCTATTAGTGTTAGAGAGGCTGCCTGTTTACAAACTTTCCCAAGGACGTACAAATTCTTTGGTAATAAACAGTCAAAGGCTAAGCAAATCGGAAATGCAGTCCCCCCCCTTATGTCTTGTGCTATCGCACAATCAATTGTAAGCCATCATAAAAGAACATTAGATGTAAGCTCTAAAAAATCATAAACATATAACAATTTCGCATGATAAAAAACCCGCCCTCGAGCGGGTTTTTTGTGTGCCACGCAAAAAAATTTAGCAATTTGCTATTGACGTAAATTTAGCATCGAGCTAATTTTATTGGCAAGAACGCAGCGAAACGTGTTCAGCCCATCACAGGCCACGCTCTTTAACAACAGGATGAGCTTAGCCAGCCGTAGCGGGTAACGCCGCGAGAGTTCGCTAGGAGTACGCCGCCCAGGGCTGTCGAAATACTGGGAGCGCCGAAAGGCCGCGCTAACTGCGAGAGTGAGACGAATGCCTGCCGCCTGGGCTGAGAATACAGGCGGCATCGGGGAGTGTCCTTTCCGTTTAAATCGGTATGTCCCCGAGAGGGCATTCCACCGATGTTCCTGAAGCATCAACTCCCCTGCGCAAGGACGCGCACTCCATTGCCCGCACCCAGTGGGCTTTCTTTTGGCATGGCCGCGCATCGTGACCATTCCCGCGCTGCTTCCCTACCCCGACTAACTGCACTGGCACTGCAAGAGCCGATGAGGCAGCGCGCACTACACAGGAGGCTTTATGGAAACCCTACCTACTAAGGCAATCACAAAAGGCGAGCTGAACAGCCGCAACGACAAAGCGGCTGCCGTTCGCTACAGCAAACGCCGAGAAATCGACCGGCGTAATGAACGCAGAGCGCTGCAACGCCAAATTGGAGAGGTGTGGGATGACCCGCTTCATTTTGCGTGAACGGCATCTCCACCTAGTAATCCCCCGCCCCGATCTGGGGCTTTTTTGTAGCCGCAAAAATGCTAAGCGAGCAGCCAAGCGTCGCGGCTATCCCTTTGAACTCATCTTTAAGGTGAAACGACATGCCAACGAGAACGCTTAGCCTCATCGCGCTTGCCGCCATCATCGGCAGCATGATCGTGGCCAGCAAGCTGGACGCATCCGATAAAGAGCGGATGCATCGTAAATACTGCCAAGAAGTCGCTGTTTGGGAGGCGGAAAAAGCACGCGGCATTGACCCGCTAGACCGCACTGGCCACCCGGACTACCGGGGTAACGCTGCTGAGGTGTGCCCAGGTATGCGCCCTGCTGCATTCACCCCCTCTTACCCTTCCCCATTATTGGTTCAGTTCTGAGGTGCTTTATGAACCGTAACAAGCAAATCCACCTACGCGCCGAATCTCTAAGCGAATCCATCCATGACGGTGACGCCGAAGGCGTTGCGCGTTTTGGCACATACCTGAATGAAGTTGGCGACTTGGCCAGCGCCGTCGAAGAGCTAACCGCCACCACCACTGTCGCGGATATGGTCGATGCCTATATCCAGTCGCCGACCGGCGGAGCGGTGCTTTTCGCCTGGGCCAAAGACGTGGCCGAGGACGAGCTGCTAGGCGAGGAAGAAGACCGCGCCGAAATGGAAGCGAATTGGAGAGCGGCATGAGCCATTGGCGAATTACTGGCGCGGGCTTTTATAACCCACACGGCGAAGCGGTATATACCGTCACGAATGGCTGTAAGCGTCTCGACCACCGAGACCATGACGAGCTGGGGAAGTTGCTCAGCGATGCCGAAGCTATACGCGAATCCCTGCGCAATTTAGTAGGGCTTGCCAAGATGGGAGCTGCCCCCTTAGCCACGTACAAAGCTGCTATCGAGCAAGCAGACCAACTGCTGAACAAATAAAAGCCCCATTCGTGCGCGAACACGTCAGGGGCCACTGATCATCGTCGAGATAGATCATCACGGAGTATAAACCATGACACACCTCAGCGAGAAGCCGCGCATACGCGTGCCTTCCGGACGCTATCGCGTGGTCGATAGTGCCGACCACTTAGATCTTTGGCACCAAGTCGATAAGACGCCGACCACGGCCATTCGTGAAGCCAACGTAGACGGCCAGCAGATCACCACGCTGGATGCGATGCACGTCATCGAGACGGCCACCAAGGTGTTTGGCCCCATGGGCATCGGCTGGGGCTACCGCATTGAGGATGAGCGCTTTGACGTAGGCGCGCCGATTCTAGGCAACAAGGGCGAGCTGATCGCTCACGAACAAACCCACACGATCCGCCTGGTGCTTTGGTACCGCTGGCAAGGCGACCGCGGCGAGGTCACTCAGTTTGGTCATACCCGCTACATCTACCGTACAGGCACCGGAAAATGGAAGACCGACGGCGAAGCGCCGAAGAAGTCGATCACTGACGCTATCAAGAAGTGCCTGTCACTGTTGGGCTTCGCGGCAGACGTCTATTACGGCAAGTTCGACAACAAGGACTACACCCAGGCACAGCAAGCGGCTACTCGCATTGCGGTAGCCGAAGACCAGGACGCCGAAATAGAGAAGCTCCGGCAGGATTACGCGGACTGGCTCAAGCGTGAGTGCGACACCCTTCGCCACCAAATCCCCCACCCCAAGAGCATCGAGCTGGCTGCCGGCCGAATGATCGACCGCATTCCAGACAAGGCATCCATGGCCCGCGTCGAGCCCGACAAAGGCAGAGACATGATCATCAAGGCCCGTGATGAAGGTATCGCCCGGGTATACGCCGAGAAGGAAAAGGCTAAGCAACCACAAGAGGTAACGCAAAATGACTAATGCAGCCCCCAAAACCGACTACAAAGGCGAACTGGTAAAGCTGGATGCCGTTGAGCAGGCCCTGGCAGGGCTGCGTGAAAAATACGGCACCGTGCCCGACATGCAAACCAAAGAGGGCTACGACCTTTGCAAGAAAGGCATTAAAGAGCTCACCACCTACCGGACCAGCACCGATAAGCTCCGGAAGGAAATCACGAAGCCGCACCGCGACTTCATCGACCGCGTGAATCAATACGGCAAGGACCTGATTGAAAAGCTAGAAGCCATTGAGAAGCCGCTGAAAGACGCTAAGCAGCACGAAGACGAGCGCGCTGAGCGGGAAAAGCAACAACGCATCGCCAAGCTGCGTGAGCGCATTCAGGTCGAAATTCTCAGCTACAAGGATACTGCCGTTGGGCTCGACTCCAACGCCCTAGCAGAGCTGCATGATGAAGCCGTCAACATCAACACCGATGGCTATTTTGACGTGACCAAAGAGGCCGAGGACGCAAAAGCGGAAGTGCTGCAGCATATCATCGAAATGCACAGCCGCGCCCTTGAGAAAGAGCGCCTGGCAGCCGAGCAAGCCGAATTGGAAGCCGAGCGCCGTCGCTTGCGCGAGGAAAACGAAAAGCGCGAAGCCGAGCAGAAGGAGCTGGAAGAGCTGCGACGCTTCAAAGCCGAGCAGGAAGCGAAGCGTAACCCCGAGCCTCAGCCACAGCCGAAACCAGAACCTGAGCCAGCCCCCCTTCCCGCTGCTGCTGAGCATAAACCGCTGAACACCAGCCGCCTGAGCGCTGCCGCCCAGCGGCATGAAGCGGAGGTTTTGCGAGGTGGCCAGGTGCAAGCACCGGAGCAAGTCACGATCAGCCGCGGCGAATACGACCAGTTGCTCGCGGATCAAGCCAAGCTGCGCGCCCTGGAAGCCATGGGCGTTGATAACTGGTCAGGCTATGAGCAAGCCATGCAGCAGCTAGCCGCTTAAACCTTCCCATTATCTCTGGGGCCGGAAGGCCCCTTTTCTTTATAGCTCACGATGAGGCCTCCCAATGTCTCTTACCAGCACCCCAACCACATTTCATATCCATATCCCCGTTCGCGTTCTGTTGAGTTATGGCGACAAGCGCCTCGGGGATATCGTCACGCATCCCGAAGGCGTGGACGGAGCCCGCAAAGAGCTTCAGCAAATGCTCGAAAAGGGCGAGCAAGTCTTAGTTTGTGATAGCAGCTGCGATAACCGCAATCCAGACGGCTCCTGCGCTGGCCACTCCAGTGCCAAGGCGAAAGCTGCTTAACCCTTCCCCCACCCTGGGGCCGCTGGCCCCACTACCCCCACCTCCATGAGGTAACTCGCAATGTCCCACCCAACCGATGTGACCAAGTTCCTAGAGGACTTGGATGGCGGCGTATTGGCTGAACGCCTGGGCACTGTTTTGAGCCACGCAGCAGCGTCGGCCACGAACAACCCGAAGAAGAAAGCCAAAGTATCGATTGATCTGACAATCGAGAACATTGGCTCCGGCAGCCGGGTCGGCGTGGCTCATAAGCTGGCCTTCAAGATTCCGACTGAGCACGGCACGCAGTCGGAAGAACACACCACCGAAACGGTCATGTGCGTGAACACGGGCGGCGAAATGACGCTAGAGCCTAAGAACCAGTTCGACATGATCGGCCACCCCCACCGCGATAAAGACTCGCACCAGGAGAAGCACTAATGTCATTGACTAAAGACGCCCTGCAGCACCTTGAAGCAAATCACAAAACCGGTACCGAAGCCGCCGAGGGTCACGCGCTGATTGTCGGCGACAACTTCAAGCTGGTAGACATGGAGAAGTACCAGGATAACCGCCGCCGATTCCGTGGCCAGTTCAAAACCAAGGGCTTGCGGGACTTCATTTCTTACGTATCAGCTCGTCAAGCCGATGCGCCTGTGTTCATCGACCGCGACGCCATGGCGGCATGTTCCTACCTAGATATCGGCGATAAGACATTGCCTGGCCACTGCGACCACTCCGCTACGCTCAATCTACCCAAGACTCCAGAGTTCAGCGCCTACTTGATC